ACCATGAACCAACTGTCTCCAATACACTTCTGTTTGGATTGACTGTTGATACTGCGTACTTAAGACCTACTGGGTGATAGATGTAATGGAGATCCACAGCCATTGCTTCCTCAAGAGCAAGAATGTCTCTATCTGTCTGTGTTCTGATCGGTGCTTGCTCTCCTGTAACAACAGCCCCTTGTGTAAAGAAGAATGTTGAATACTCAGTTGAAGCTCCAGAGCCAGTTGTAGGAATATCGTCAGAAACAATAATTCTTAGACCACCAAATGTCTCAACAACATTAGGGCCATCAAAGGCTCTTGTTGTGCTACCAGATGCGGCTGCTGTGTCAGCATCACCATTGTTGTCGTAAACACGATCAATCATATTACGCTCTAACAAGTCTCCATATACATTAGAG